GAACCGCTCGGGGGTGTACTTCCGCTTGGCCGCCTCCGTCGTCGACGAGAAGTGGCCGAAGCTGCCCGTGATGCACGTCTTGCCCAGGGCGAAGAGGGCGATGTCCTTCTTGAAGCCGCTGAGGGAGTCGATGTTGCCGCGGATGTGGTCGATGACCCGGTGGATGCCCACACTGAAGTAGATGCCGCGGAAGGTGCGCTGGACGAAGTCGCCGGCCTTGGGGTTGTCGGCGACGAGGGCCTCGATCTCGCCGTCGGTGACACGGACGGACTTGTTCTCGATGATGGCGCGCGCCGTGTGCCAGGCGTAGCGCAGCCGATCGTTGGCCACGACGCGGAGACCCTTGGTCTTATACATGTAGGCGACGACCGCGGACCCGCTGAACGCGTCGAGCACGCTCTTGACACCCTCGGGCGTGCTGCGCCAGATCCAGTCCACGAGCTTCTGCTTCGAGCCGATGTAGGTGGCGACGTACTTCGGGCGCTTCTCCCCCTCGGTTTCCTCGGCGAGGACCTTCTGCGCCGCCTCGGCATCGAGACCGGCGAGCAGCAGGTCCGCGTCGGCTTCGAGCAGGAAGCCGAGCCTGTCCATGTCGGTCGCGAACACTTCCATCCGAACCACTCCAGAACGAAACAAGCCCGACAACTGGGAGAGTCTCGCTCTCCAAGTCACCGGGCTTGATCCTTCAACGCCAGACGGCCGAACCGTCAGGCTTGAGTCGTCAATGCCGGGTCATCAGGCGTTCACAGCTTCTGTACCCCGCTTACCAGCAGTCCAAAGTCCTGCCCCCACCTTGTGCAGCGTGCCGTCCAGTCAAGCTCGGCCGGGCCTGCTTGACATCCCTGAAGTGCCGCCATATAGTACCCGTCACAAGCGGGACGATAGGCATGCCGTCTAGAGGGCCAGATCGGTACAGGGAAGGCGACACGTCGTTGATGAGAGTTGATCGCTCGAAGGCTGTGTAATGGAAAGCTGACACCATGGGGCACGACTGGATCAAGGAACACGAAGACACGCGGGAGGGCCGTCGCAAGGCGGAGCAGGCGCATCGTGAGGCCGCGCAAGAAAGGATCGACTTTCTGGAGTCGACGTTCACTTCCCGACTTAGACCGGCGTTCGATAGGCTGGCAAACGCTGGGCTCGGCGGTCGCTGGGAATGGTCCGATTGGGGGTGGTGGTGCGAGTACAGCAAGGACGAGCTCACCTTCTATATCCGTTGTTTCCGAGGGCCATTCCCGAATGACGCGCCACACCGAATGATGCGGATACGCACTGGTATGCGTGAGGACGTGCTCAGGGTGATCTTCTACCATCGCTGGGGCAAGGACGAGTGCGACGAGGTCGCTCATTTCCGTGTTCCTTCTTCATACACGCCCACCGATGACGACAGCCGTCGATGGTTCGAGTTCCTGATGTTCGAGTCTGATTCGCCTGGTCGGAGCCCTCACAGAGTTGGCTGTATGCCTGTTGTTGCTTTCCTGTTGGCACCCGCGCTCGCTGGGCTACTCATCTTGGCAGCGGTGCTTCCCCATTGACCGCAGCATGCGGGACCCCAACACCGGACCCCAGGCCTATCACCGTGCGAACCACAATCACTGGGCTGGCAAGTCACCGTCCAAAGGCAGGTCCTTGTAGCGCCAGTGTCGCCGTGTCTCAGTCTCCACGTGAGTCACCTTCCCATGCTCGAACTTGATGATGACTGTCCCGTAGAACCTCTGCAGGATCAGTCGCGCCAGGAACTTGAACAGCTTCTCGCCGGGGTTCATCGGATCCTCCCATCCCGGATCTGCTTGAACAGGTCCGCAAACAGCGCTTCCCGGCTGGGATACCGATCGGTCTCGACGATCTCGGAGCGCATGCCCGAGTATGGAGACAGCGTGTCGCGGTGATGCTCGAGGAACTCGCGCCCCACATGTTCGACGCCGTTCTCGACCAGGCGGTTGATGACCCAGTCGGCCTCCTCCTGCTCCTCGGCATGGCCGGGCAGCATGCGGATCTCGACGTCGAGCCCCGGGCTGTCGCCCACGCACCACACGCCGATGGGGACGTAGGCCTCGCCGACGAGCTTGTACTCGACCATGTAGAGGAACGTCATCCGACACCTGCCTCCGCCATGCGGGTGTACTCCTCGAGGAACTGGCGGTCGATCCGCTCGAAGAGCACCGCGTGCATTGCTTTGTAGCTTCGCCAGTCGGCGAAGAGTTTTCTCTCCTGGGGGTCAATCGCCGGCTCAATTGAGTTGGCGACATAGCTGTTGCCGTGTTCGTCCTCGAGCATCACGCTCTGGCCGTGGGGCTGCTCGGCCGTCGCGCCGCTGATGAGGTGCACGTACTGCATCCCCTGGTCGTAGCCGACCTCCTTGAACATCAGGGCGTAGCGCCAGAGCGCGACGTCGCCATCGGCGTCCACCTGCGGCATGGCCCGGAGCACCACGAAGCTGTCCACCTCGAACCGATGCGACCCGCCGTCGGGCAGGTAGATCGACATCGTCGCCCCGGGAGCGGTCACGGCGTCGAGCGCCGCCTGGAGCCGGGACTTCTCCGCCTGCACGATGTCCTTCATGCTCATGGCACCACCACGATGTCCTGGACGCGCCGCCCGTCGGGCAGCCGCGTGATCCCGTGTTTCTTGAAGGCCTGGATGACCTGGCGCCGCTGCGCCTCAGAGCCGACGGCAATGACGTCGATGTTGTCGAGCAGGGTGACCGAGTACTTGAAGATGGTCTCGTCGGAACCACCGCGCGACGCGATCTGCCTCCACTCCTTGACCGTGCTCTTGCGGTTCTTGCGCACCGTCTGGGCCGTCACGCGCCCGAACCGGTCGCCGCTGTAGGTGATGGCGTCCATGCGCCGAAGCATCCGCTTCTTGAAGTAGAGGCCGGGCGAGCTGGACCCGCCGCGCTGGCCGGGGAGCTTCCGGATGCGGGTGAAGAAGTACGCGGCGCCGCCGGTGTCCATATCCGACTCCGGCGACATGCCGCCAGTCTTCACCCCGATCCGCATCTTCTCGATGGTCGAGGCCATCGCCCCGTTGTTGCCGAGCATCTCATCGAGGAACCCCGCCATGCCCGAATCGTCGGTGAGACGGTGGTAAAGGGCGTGGCCGGGGAGGTCCCGCTCAAGGTCCTCGTCCGAGATGTCGAACCGCATCTGGTGGCGGTAGCCGGCTCGCCTCGACGGATCGTCCCACTGCGCCTGGTGCTCGCCCATCGGGTCGTAGCCGGGCATGCGGGTGATGTCATCCACGCCGAGGCGCCGCTCCCAGTAGGAGCGCAGCCGGGCGATCCGCTCCTCCTTGCTGGCGCCCTTGCGGTCCAGCTCCCGCACGGCCTTCTTGTACTCCGCCGAGGTGTCCACCTTCAGCACGTAGGCCTGCTTCTGGAGATACAGCAGCTCGGCGTCCTCAGGCGTGGCGATGGTGGCCGTGATGCCCATGCGGTCCAGGCGCTCCATCACCTGCTCGAAGCGCTTGGGGTCGGGGTCGCCGTCGAAGTGCAGCTCGAACTCGCCCTGCTGGGCGTAGTAGTTCTGGCCGACCCACGGCTTGTAGGTGGCCGTGATCCCGTCGCCGAGGTCGATCTCATACTGGACGCCGTCCTTCATGGACCGGCCGAATACCTCGCCGGTCGACGCGTGCTCCTGCACCACATGGAGGCGCCCCTTGCGCAGTTCCCGCAGCGGCATGCGGACCTTGGTCTTCCTTGCCGTGATGCCCTTGGCTGGCTCCGCGCGGTCGGGCTTGCTCTGGAACTGCTTGCGGTACTGGGTGAACTTGCCGGTGTACTTCTTGTTGGCCGAGGCGCCCTCCAGCACCTTCTCACACTCGGCTAGGTAGCCCTCCGCCATGGCGGCCACGTCCGGGTCGCTCGACTTCTGGAGCTTCCGGAGCTTGGCCCGCAGCTTGCGGACGCTCTCCAGCTTCTCCTGGTTGTAGGCGTAGTCGCCCTCGGTGACGTGGTGGTTGACGGTCTTCACGCCGCCCAGGATGGTGTCGTAGAAGGTGTCGTCCGGCAGCGTGTCGCCCACGTCGACGGTGAGCTTCTCGCCAGAGGTGACCGCCAGGCTCTTGAGCAGCTTCGGCTCGGCCTCGGGGCGGATCTTCATGCGGACCACGGTCCTGGGCTTCCCGCCCGCCGTCTCGACGAAGACCAGGGCGTTCTGGTCCTCCACGTCCTCGATGTCGAAGGGGACGACCTTCCCCTGCCAGCCTGCCCGCCGCGAATCCTCGAGGAGACCCGCCTCGGCCTTCCCGACGCGCGATGCCGGCTTCGGCTCCTCCTCCTCGAACCGGAAGCCCGGCTGTCCAAGGGCGCGGGCGTAGAAGCCCTCGAAGTCCCGGCGGATGCTTCGCTTTCGCTCGAGGGCTGCCCGGTAGAAGGCTTCCTTCTTGGCCTTGCTCCGGCCGAAGCGCCGGTCGGCGTAGGGGCGAAGCAACTCCAGGTACTCGTCGTCGCTGACCCGCTCGACCTCGCGGATGTGGCGCAGGGTCACCGACGGGTCCACCCGCACCCGCCCCTGCTGGACGGCGCGGAAGACGGTGTTGTAGTACGGCTCGCTCTCGCCGTGGCCCGAATTGGGGTGGTAGTCGACGGACAGCTCGTCGTCGCCGAGGAACTTGAACAGCTGCCCCTTGTCGATGCCATAGACGCGGCCGCTTCGGGTACGGATGAACTGCTTGCCGTGCCCGTCGTGGTTCGAGATGAGCCAGTCGATGACGTGCTCGCGCTGGAGCTGCTCGATGTCACGCGGCGAGAGGTCGCCAGGGTCGACGCCCGCGAAGTCCTTGTTGGACGCGACGTCGGTCCTCCACCGCTGGATGGAGCCGACCCGGCCGTCCAGTGTGATGACGCGCACCTCGATGGCTTCGGGGTCGATGAGTCTGCCGATCCGGTATCCGACCTCGTCGCCGTGTACTCGGAACTCCTCGGACGCCGGCTTGAAGAGCCACCGCTCCCCGGTCTCGTCCTCGTAGAAGTACTTGGTGTGGGCGCCCTCGATCTCGGCCCGACCCACGAGCCGGAACCCCCTGGGCTTCGCCTCCCACGCCTTGTCGGCTTCCTCGAACTGGGCGCCCTTCTTCGAGTAGACGACCGGCTTGGGAGGCGCGGGCTGGGGAGGAGCGACGGGAGCCGGAGCGGGCGCCGCGGGCTTCGGCTTGGCCTTCTGCTTCGCGGGCTTCTTCCCGCCATGCTTCTCGGCCCACTTTGCCCACTTGGCCTCGATGCTGTCCGACGCGGCCTGCACCTTGGCGGGGTCGGTCTCGGTGAGCAGGGTCGTCAGCTCACCCTTGTTCGCCCACTGGTAGTGGGTCACGCCCGCCTTCTGCGCGACCTTCTTGACCTCGCCGGCGGACATTCCCCCGACCATCTTCTGGAAGATCTCCTTCTTGAGGGTCACTTCCTTCGCGTGGGCAGCCACCTCCGCCTGGGGCACGATCCCCGACGCGGCGATCTGGTCCTCGGCAGCCTTGACCGCAGCCAGGAACGAGGCGCTGTCCTCGGGCTTCTCCGGCACCTGCACGGCGGCGGTCTTCGCGGCCAGGGTCTCCTTGGCCTGCGCGACCTTCGCAGCCTGCTGGACGTGGACGGCCTGCTGAGCGGCCTCGTGGCCGGCCGACTTGTTGAGCGCCTTGACGAGCTGCGCCTTATCCTTGAGCGGGGTGATGCCGTGCTTCTGCTTCGCCGCGGCAAGCTGCGTGCCCTTGAGGCCGGAGTGATCGACCCCAGGCTCGATCTCGTCGAGCAGCTCGATGACGTCGGCCTTGGTCATGGAGATGGGGATCCCCTTGCCCTTGGCCATGTCCTGCAGCTCTTTGAACTTGAACTGCTCGTAGCCCTTGCCGGCCGGCGTCACGGCCTCGACGGCCTGCTGCTGCGCCGTGGCCGCATACTTGGCCGTGAGCAGGTCGATCAGGTCCTGCTTCGAGCGCAGCGCGCCGATCTTGTACTGGGCGACTTTGGCCTTGAGGTTCTTGCCGGTCAGCCCCAAGTGGTCCACGCCCGGCTCGGCCTCGTCGAGCAGCTTGAGGAAGTCGGCCTTCGTCCGGGCGATGGAGATGCCCTGCTTCTTCGCGGCCGTCTGGAGCTGCTTGACGGTGAGGGTCTCGAAGTTGCCCGTCTTCAGGGCCTCGTTGACGACCGCGACGTCCGCCTTGACCTCCTTGGCCTGCGCGTCGACGTCGTCGGGCGAGAGGATGCAGCTCGGCTGCGCGGCAGCGGCATGGGCGGCCAGCGCCCCGGCGCCGCAGATGGGGAGATCGACGACCGCCGTGTGCCCGCAGCGACAGTTCGGATGCTTCGGCTGGCCCGGGAATTTGTCGATGGGGTACACCTTGCCGTCGAGCGGCTCGCACTCGGCGCACATCCGCTCGTCGTCCATCGTCATCCATTCGAGCTTGCGGACACCGACCGTCGAGTAGAACTTCCGCTGTCCCTGGCTGTGGGCGCGCATCGTCTCCGTGCGGGCGATCAGCTCCATCCGGGTCTGGGCCTTGCCGAAGACCCTTTTGCCCGCGTGGCGGAAGGCTTCCTTGTCGATGACGACCGTGCCCATCTCCCGGGCGATGTCGCGGACGGACATGCCCGTGGCGATCCCGGCCTGGATCGTGCGGTTGATACCGCTCGCCAGGTCCCGGGAGACGTCTCCGGCGAGTTGGATGTTGAACCGCGTCATGAAGTCGAGCGCCGACGTGTCGACGACGGTGAAGACGTTCGTCGTCATCTTGTCGATGCCCGCCTCGTCGAGGTCGCGGTAGAAGGGCAGCTGCGCCTCGACAAACTCCTCGATCCCGTGGCCGATGCCGCGCTTGAAGCTCTCCGTGCTGGCGCGCCCGAGGATCAAACGGTGCTCGTCGCGGACATGGGCGACGATGGCGCGGATCTCACCCTGGAGCCGCCGCAGGCTCCGCTGGCTCGCCACCTTGCCTTCGGGCAAGTCACCGAGGGTGCTGTAGTGGAGCAGAGCGGCCTTGACGTCCTTCTCGGCGCGGGCCAGCGCCTCAGTGATCTTGGCCGCCGTCTTCGCGCCGTAGGCGTTGCGCTTCCTATAGGCGCGCTCGGCCCACTCGCGGATGCGCTGTGCCTGCGGCTTCCTGGGCGCGGCCCGGGCGCGGAGGACGGCGGTCCCCGTCATGCCGGCATCCCTGAATGCTGTCTCGACAGCTACCGGCATCCCGCACACTCCTCAGCGCCCATGGGCCTGCCAGCCGGGGTTTCGGCGGAGGCTGGCCGCGCCGTGGCATCTGCCGCTGGCGTCGTCACGGTGTCCTCGCTGGCCTCGAAGTAGCGGCAGGCATTGCTGTCGAACCGCGTCTCCGTCTCGCGGATGGAGCACCAGTTCTCGTCGGCGTCGAAGTACTCGCAGTCGTCGCAGATCGCCTCGGGGACGTCGACCCGGGAGAACAGCCTCGTGGCCACCTCCAGACGCTCCGCCTCGGTCTGGTTCTTCTCCTGCGGGATGCCCAGCGCCTCGCGGGCGTACGCCGGGGTGATGACGCCGGCGTTGACCAGGTCGACGATGGGCTTGACCGCTTTCTCGTCGGTCAGCTCGATCTCCTTCCGCTCGGCCTCCGTCTGCACGGCCTCGACCTCGGGGTCGAGCTGCATCCGCACCTGGAGGCTCTTGCGGGAGATGAGCCGGCGGTCGTACAGCTCGACGAGCAGTTTCCTGAGATCGGCGTCGTCGCTGAGGTCCAGATCGTTGAAGAGCACCTCGACCGTCTTCTCTCCGTAGCCCTTCATCTCCTGCCAGTCGTCGAGCACCCAGCGAATGATCCGGCGGGCCACCCCCTTGATCTCGCCGAGCATGATGATCATTTTCTGCATCGACACCGACGCCGTGGCGAAGTTGGGGCCGTCGCCGGTGACGATGCTCCGTGCCAGGCCGAGGGCGACGATGACGTCTTCCTTGATCTCCTTGACCTTCTTCTCCGTGTCGAGCACCTCGCCCTCGGTGCCGTAGGTCTTCACGCTGCAGTAGAACGGGACGACCATCCCTGCCTTGAGGTCCATCTTGCTGAGCATGTCGCGCACGCGGTCGATCATCCCCTGGTCGGGCATGATGAGCTTCGAGCCGAACTGGCCGCCCACCTGGACGAAGCGCAGCGGCGTGGTCCACCGCTTGGCGATGGCCTGCTCGCTCTTGCGGTAGTCGCGGAGCAAGGCGATGGCGTGGAAGGCCGCGAGGACGATGCTGTTGCCGCGCGGCGAGAAGCTCGGCGCGTCCCACTTGAGGTGCAGGAGCTGCTCCAGCGGCAGCTCGACCCCCTCGCCGATGGCTCCCTCCTCGGGGAACTGTTTGACCTCGGTCAGCTCCCCCTGGACGACCTTGAGCTTGACCGACACCGGGTTGATGCACTGCACCGCGGCGATCTCGTCGCCCTTCTCGGTGTAGGTCTTGTAGCCCACGCAGTCGCCCTTGACGAGGAGCTGGAGGACCATGTCGCGCACGAAGGCGTCGAGGCCGACCTGCTCGGCAAACTCGCAGACCTCTGCCTCGATGTCCTCGTCCTCGCAGGTCAAGGCGACCTTGTCGCCTATCGCAAAAGTGCGCCAGGCGTTGACGGCGTTCTTGACGATGGGTTCCTCGGTGTAGTACTCCCACGCCAGCTTCGCGCGCTCCTCCCACGTCTCCGGCACCGCCTCCTCGACGTTGAGCTTGCGGAAGGTGTCGGAGTCGAGGGCCGCGGCGGCCGCGAACTGGTCGGGAGTCACGGCGACCACCGTCAGCTTGCCGTCGTTGTCCTGGCAGATGATCTGCACGGTTGGCTTCCTTCGCTACACCAGCTCGTCGCGCAGCCGCCGCAGGGTCTCGCCGCTGACCTCGACCCGCGTCACCAACTCCACGGTCTCGCCGCGCTCGGCGGCCTCGATCATCCTGTCGAGCTGCTCGCGGGGCATCGGCGGCTTGAGCGGCGGACGTGGCGCGGGGCCGGCGAAGACCAGCTTGGCGATGACCATGATCAGGAGCCGCCCGATCAGCTCCTCGGTGAGGATGGGACAGTCGTCGAGCGTGTCGGGGAACTTCACTTCGTCACCTCCTTGGCAAGTCGGGCGAGCAGGAACGCCGGGCGCGCGACCTCGGCCATGTGGCGCGCGACCTTCTCGCGCCGGCCGGGCGCCGAAAGGGTCACGTCGCCCTCCGCCCGCGCGGCGGTCAGCTCGTCGTAGGCCTGGGTCTGCGCCTGGAAGTAGGCGTCGTAGAGCTGGCGGGCCTCGGCCATCTGTGCCTCGGTGGCCTCCCCCTTGGCGAAGGCCGTGCCGACGATGATGTAGGACTTGCGGGCCGCCGACTCCTCGACGCTGTAGGCGTCCTCGGCCTGGTCGAGCGGCGTGCCGCACCCGGCCAGGACGGTCAGGGCGCACAGCGCCAGCAGCAACGGCGATCTCGACCTCTTCACTTGCCACCTCCTGCGCCATTCCCCCCGTTGTTGAGACGAGCTTTGTCGACGGCCGCCTCGGTGACCTGGTAACCGATGACGCTCAGCACCAGCGTCACGGCGCCCACGATCACCTGCACGGCGCTGTCCGTCTCCTCCGGCCCGAGCTTGCCGAGGATCACCAGGATGGAGACCAGGCACCCCGCCGCGGCCAGCAGGAACCGCCGGCTCGCCCAGCGGGACACCCGCTTCTCGTCAGTCCCGTCCGTCGTCTTCGCCATGTCACGCTCCTTCCGACTGCTGTGATGGGTCCAGCCCGTCCGCCTGCCACCAGGCGAAGGGCGGGTCGAACTCGATGACACCGTCCTCCAGCGAGTCCACGAACCGGGTGACGCCCTCGTACCGAGGGTCCCCATAGTCGTGGAACAGGATGCGGCCACAGTGCCGCGTGTGGGCGAAGTCGAAGGCCACGCCCTCGTAGTGGTGGTCGCCGTCGACGAAGGCCAGGTCGAAGCGCAGGCGGTCGAGCAGCAGGCCCTTCGCGTGGTTGCTGTCCACGAGCAGCGACGCCACGTTCCCAACGCCCGCACAGGCCAGCACGTCCCGCACCAGGGGCGACGCCTCGACGTCGATGGTGATGACCCACTCGGCGACCTGCGCCAGGACCGCGGCCATCACCCCGTGCCGCGTCCCGATCTCGACCACCAGCGCCGGCTGGAGCTCCGCCAGGCGTTCGAGCTGCCTGGCCACGGCCTCCGGGCCGCCGGCCACGGCCGCCGACGAGGTGAGCATGTCGCTCCCGAACCGGGAAGACAGGCGGCCCACCAGCTCGTCCAGAATGTGTCTCATCGCTCCCGCTCCTCGCTCACCAGAAGATTGGGTCCGTCAGCCGCGGATAGACCGTCGGCGTGACCTCGTGCAGCCCGTCCAGCCGCTCCTGATCGCGGACGAGCATGGCGCAGCGCACCGCGTCGACGACGTGGTCGTTGCCCTTCGAGTAGATGACTCGCCCTCTGGACAGCGTGTAGGTGTGGGTGGTGAACTCGTCCTCGATCTCGATGTCGTCGACGGGGAGCAGCAGCTCCTTCCGCTGGAGGCCCCGGTTGATGAGGCTGGTCATGTACTCCTTGGTCCGCTTCTTGAGCGGCAGACCGTCCTTGAGCCCGATGGTGACCATGCCTCCGAAGTCATAGCCGTGGAGCCTGGCCTCGAGCTCCTGCTCGCGGTATTTGTCGAGGGTGGTCAGCTCCTGCACCACGGCCAGGCCGTTGCCGCCCTTGTCCACGCCGATGCCCATGGGCGCGTAGTAGCCGTCGAGCATGGCGATGACCTCGGCGATGTGCGGGTAGGCCACGTGCTCCATGTGGACGCGGCACACGAGCTTCACCCGACGGCGCTCGTCCTCGCGGATCTCGCGGAGCACCACGATCTCCGTGGGGTCGTTGGTGTAGCCCAGGTCGCCGCCGATCCAGAACGTCCCGTCCTGGGGCGCTAGGTTGAGCAGCATCTCCAGACGGTTGAAGACCTCGTCCTCGCTCTCGCAGCCGGCCAGGCTCTCGCCGGTGATGACGATCTTCTGGTACTCGTCGATGTCCACGCGGCAACGATTGAGGTACTCGACGTTGAAGGCGCCGTAGCTGGGCTTGCCGTGCTCACCGGCCACCTCGTGCTGCCAGCCAGCCGTGTCCTTCCCGCCGTAGAACTCGACGAGCTCCGCCTCGCGCTCGCCGTTCCAGGCCGGGTTCAGCCAGCTCGGCCACCGGAAGACCCGCCAGTTCTGAGACTGGGTGAGCCGGTGGTAGGTGGTGTTCCGCAGGCCGTTGGGCGTCGAGTAGATGCGCAGGATGCCGCCGGCCTTCAGGCACTGGCGCAGCGCCCGCCACGCCTTCTCCGACAGCCAGGCGCCCTCGTCCACCCAGACGCGCTCGACGTGAAGCGAGCGGAACGAGTCGCCGTAGGCGCCCGCAGGGCGGAAGTAGAGGACGGAGCGGTTGGTGAACTCGACCCGGAAGTAGGGCTTGCGGATGATCTTCGGCCGGCCCTGGCTGTTGACGGCGATGCTGGTGCTGAGGGCCTCGCACGTTTCGATCTGGTACTCGATCTCCTCGATGATCGTGTCCAGATGCCCCTGGTGCGGCGCGGCAATGAGTCCCTGGCCGCCGATGGTCGTGAAGGCGAAGTGCAGGGCGTCGGTGCTCAGCACTACCGTCTTCCCCGTGTCGCGGCCGTCCAGATGAATGATGTTCGGCTCAGGGCAGCGCAGGTCCTCGACCTGGTGCGGCCAGTAGCTCCGCCTCGAGCCGCCCCGATTGCGGAGGTAGTGCTCGCCCCAGAGCACGGGGTCCTGGAGCCGGCGGATGATGGCCTGGCGGTCCTCGTCGGGCAGGTCCGGCATGCTCGCCCGGCCGCCGCGCCGGGACGCATTCAGCATGGCGGCCCGCCGGCCGGGATCGTGCCAGAAGCAGTAGTCGCCCTCTTTCAGGGCCGCGGCCCGGCAGGGCTGCCCGTTGTCTCGCGTTGCCTTGCAGATTCTCTTGGCCACGGTCGCACCTCTCAGAAAGATTCCATCTTTCCCCTTGATACGCGGGGCGAATGAAGCCCCTATGTGTCCGAGCAATGCGGTGTCGAGCCCGTCGCAGTGACGAGCGGCCGCAGAAGCGTGGGCACCCACCGAAAGGAGAACACGATGCCCAGCAAGCTCACCCTGAAGGACGCCGCGCCGCGGTTCATCGAGCACCTGCGGGCGGCAGGCAAGAAGGAGCAGACCCTCAGGACCTACGCCAAGGCCCTGGAGGTCGCCGTCGGCTTCTTCGGCGAGGGCAAAACGCTCAAGTCGCTCTTCCCCGCCGCCGTGGGCCGCTTCCTGAACAGCGACGCGCTGCTCAAGAAGCCCAACGGCAAGGAGCGGGCGAAGCCGACCGTCGACCAGATCGCCCGGGTCCTGCGGATGCTCCTGGAGTGGGCGCAGGCCCAGGGGCACGTCGAGAAGGTGGCGTTCCCGAAGGCCGCCATGCCCAAGCGCAAGCGAAAGGCATAGACCCATGCACACCAGGACGGCGATGGATCGCTTCCGCACACACCTCGAGGCCAACGCCAGCTCGACACACACCATCTCAAGCTACCTCCACGACCTGGGCCTGCTGGCCGAGGCGCTCGGAGCCGACGCTGAGCTCGAGGCCATCGGGACCGACGACGTCGCCCGCTTCCTGACGAGTGACCCCGTCACGACCAAGGCCGACGGCTCGGCCAAGGCGCCGGGCTCGGTCGACAAGGTGAGGACCAGCGTCAAGGCATTCTTCCGCTGGGCGCACGAGTCGGGCCTCGTCGAGGCCAACCCGACCGCGGCCATCCGGCTGCGGCACAGGCGACGGCCGGCGCCCGATGTCCTCACGCACCAGGAGGCCCGCCACCTGGTCAAGACCATCGACCAGACCCGAGGCGCCAAGGCCCAGCGGGATGCGGCCCTCATCGACCTCATCCTCAACACGGGCCTCCGCGTCTCGGAGGCCCTCGGCCTCGACCTGGCCGACGTGAACGTAGCCGAGAGACATCTGACGGTGGCCGCCAAGGGCGGCGAGACCCACAAGGTGTTCCTCAATGCCAGGAGCCGGCGACGCCTCGGCGCCTACATCAGGAAGAGGAAGCAGGTCCTCGCCGAGAGCCAGGCGCTGTTCCTGTCCAATCGCCGCCGTCGGCTCTCGGTCCGCCAGGCGCAGCTCCTCGCCGAGGAGTGGCTGGCACGGGCCGGCATCGCCAAGAAGGTCACGGTCCACGGCCTCCGCCACACATTCGCCACGCTCCTCCTCGAGCGCACGGGCAACCTGCGGACCGTCCAGGAGGCGCTCCGCCATCGCAGCATCGCTACCACCGTGCGCTACACCCACCAGCCCAGCGAGGCCCTGACCGAGGCCCTCGAGGCCCTGTGATGCCGGCCCCGACCGCGCCGCCTCAGGCTCCACAGCCTGGGGCGGTGCCTCTTCGCCTCGAACCAGAGCGCATGAGAGCTGCCGAGCATGCAGAGAGACGACAGAAGCACAGAGCTCAGGGAACGACAGGTCACCGAGAGGTGTGCTCGCCCACGCGGCATTCGTCGTAAGCCCGTGCCCCCGGCCGACCTGGGGCGGCGTACCCTCAAGCGACCCTCTTCTGACCCTCGAACACCCTCTCGACACCCGAGACGAAGAAGAACACTTATGCTGCCCCGACAGAGCGCCGACAGACCGGAGAGAGCGGGGCCGAGCGTCGCCGGCCTTCGTCGAGCCGGCGAAACTTCGATCAGACAACCCTTCGACCCGCCCGTTCCGAAAGCAGTCTCCGTCGATGAGCTGTCCGACTGCTCGCGTGCGCCCAAACAGTGCTTGACCCCCCGCCGGAGGCATTGCTTCGGCCGGATTCCTCGCAAGCAATGTCGGCGCCCCCTGCGGGTGCCCCTTCCGGGCCTCCCGGCGCGGCGCTCCGGCGCCCCGCGTCCATCGCTCCGTGACGCCCGTGGCCTCGCCCCCGGCGGCCGCCAGGCGGCCCACGTCGGCCCGTGTCGCGTTCCCTTGCGCCTCCACGGCCCTGGGGTCGAAGGCCCGTGCGAACGCCGCCCTGTGGCCAGCGCCGGCGACCGCTTGGCAGGCCGGACTCACGCCGGCCCCAACGCACCGCGTCCATCGCCTTGGGACGGCAGGCGCCTCGCCCCCAACGGCCCACAGGCGGCC